GAGACTGCCGAGACTAATGCAGAAACTGCTGAGACTAATGCTGGTAATAGTGCCACTGCTTCGGCTAACAGTGCTACTGCTAGTGCTAATAGTGCCACTGCGAGTGGGAATAGTGCCACTGCAAGTGCTAATAGTGCTACCACAAGTGGTAATAGTGCAACAGCATCTGGTAACAGTGCAAGCACAGCTAGTGGACATGCAACAACTGCAGGCACACAAGCAACTAAGTCACAAAACTACGCTATAAAAGTGGACGGAGCTATCACAGGTTCTGAGTACTCAGCTAAAGCTTGGTCAATAGGTGGCACAGGTGTGGATGGTGCTTCTGGTGGTGGATCTGCTAAAGATTGGGCTACAGATACAAGTAACACTGCGGATAACGTAGAATATAGTGCTAAAGAGTATGCAGTAGGTGTACAAAGAAGAGGGGCATCAAGTGGTGGCTCGGCTAAAGACTGGGCTAGCTATGTAAGTGGTACAAGTACAGTTGATAACGTTTACAAATCAGCTAGAGCCTATGCAATAGATGCAGCAAACTCGGTAGATAACTTTAATGAGAGATACTATGGTGATTACGGTTCTGATCTCCTTGCAGTACAAGCACATGTTGCCGCTGGCAAGACAGTTTTAGTTGGTGATTTATACTATAACACAACTGTTAGTGCAGTTAAATACTGTCAAGTCGTACCTAGTGGTGGTGATGCAGATGGCACATGGGGTGTTATTCAAGCAACAGACACTAGTAACTTTGCAACAAAAGGTTTTGGCATAGCAATGGCAATCGCTTTATAGGAGAATATAATGGCACAGAATTTTAGAAGATATGCGATGAAGGGAATTGGAACTTCAGCAGTAGCTATGTCTGCAAACTTTAATAGCTACGATACAGTAGTGGGTATTAACTTAGCAAATAGAGCAGCAACTGCTATTCAAGCCTCTGTTTATATATTGATAGACGGAGATACAGATAACGAAACAAATAGATACTACCTTATTAAAAACGCACCTATCCCTAGTGGAGGTGCTCTACAAGTCTTAGACGGTGGAGCTAAGTTTGTGGTACAAGCATTAGATAGAATGTGGATTCTCTCAGACACTGCAAGTTCAATAGACTCTTGGGTTTCTGCAGTTGATGATATAAGTACATAGGAGAGGCATATGGGATACGTAGGAAATCAAAGTAATAGTTCTTTTAGTAACATGATAAAGCAAACGATATCAGGTAACGGTGGAGCGACTTACACACTAACACATGCAGTTGCTAACTCAAATGAGCTAGAGGTGTTTGTGAATAATGTGAGACAAGAACCTGGAACTGGTAAGGCTTACACTGCAAGTGGAATAAACTTAGTTATGACAGGTAACGTTGCGAGCTCAGATGATTTTTATGTTATCTTTGTTGGTAAGGCTCTACAGACAACTGTACCACCACCTAACTCTATCACATCATCTATGATGACAGGATCTGCTGGTGTGGGATCATTCCTCGGAGATGCAGGTACAGCACTTGGAAATATAATAAGAGTGCATGAGAAAGAATTAAACAGTAGTGTCACAGTCGCAGGAACAACTAATGGTGTTGCAGCTGGACCTTTAACAATAGCTAGTGGTGTTGTCTTGACAATAGCCAATGGTGCAACTTTGGCGGTGGTGTGATGAGTGTAGTAAGAGTCAATCAAATACAAGACACGAGTACAAATGTCGCAGCAAATATTAGTGGTGGTGTGGTATCTTTAACTTCTCCTTTACCAATATCTAGTGGTGGTACTGGTCATTCTGCTCTTATAGCGTTTGATGTTTCTAGAGTTGAATCATCAGGTGATGCTGGAAAAACTGGAGTTATTGTTTTTAACACAATAACTACAAATATAGGAAATGCCTACAATGCATCAAATGGTAGATTTACAGCACCAGTAGCAGGTACATACGAGTTTTCTCACACAGGAATGGGTGCTGGAGATGCTGGAGGCGGTGGAGTACCAAGTGCTAATTCGGTAGTTTTGTTTTTTAGAAAAAATGGTAGTTCATCAGCTACTACAAAATATGGTAGAGTTAATTTTTATGTACAAGCTGTTTCTTATCCAACTTTAGCAATAAGAACAATATTAACATTAGCACAAAATGATTATATAGAAGTTTTTTATGCTGGTATGTTGATGTATTCTGATGTTGAAATTTACAATAATTTTAGTGGTCATTTAATAGGAGCGTAGCATGAGTATACTTAGAACAAATCAAATCACAGATACTGCTGGTACTGGCTCTCCTAATATTCCTGGAGGTGTGCTGCAAGTAAAACAAGATATATTAAGAACAACATGGGCAAGTAGTGGTTCATCAACTGCATTTGAAGACACTCCTTTATCAGTAACAATTACTCCTCAAAGCACTAACTCTAAAATACTTATTACTGGAATGATAAATTGTACTTCTGCATCTCTTAGTCATGGTGACTTTAAAGTTGTAAGAAATGGTGCTGATATTTTATTATCAACAGATTCAGGGAATTACACAAAATCTCACATACATCTGTATACTGATGGCAGTACCGTTGTTTATCAAATACAAGCATTTACTTTAAACTTGCTTGATGAACCCTCTAGTACAAGTGCCTTAACCTATACTCTACAAGGAGGAACACCTCATAGTGCAAGTTATATAGTTTATTTAAACAGAGCAGCTACTGAGGCTAATGCAGCTTACGATGGACGAACAGTTAGCACACTTACAGTTCAAGAGATAGGAGGATAACATGAGTACATTAAAAGTATCCAACATACAGGACATATCTAACAATGCTGCCATGAGTATCTCTGGTGGTGTGGTTACGTTTAGCAATACTTTAATAGCCCCTCCAGCTGCTAATACGCCAATTCAAATTCTTCAAAGTCAAACAGCTAGTCAAGTTTATTATGCAACAGTTGCATACATAGCTACGCCATTAACAAAAACTATTACACCTAAATTTTCTAATAGTAAAATAATGATAAGTATTAACGTACCTTATTGGATGTATAACAATGAAGGTGTTTTTACAAATATTTACAGAACTTATTCAGGTTCAAGTGCTTTCCTTGATGCTAACTATGTAAGAAAAACAGAAACAAGGACTGATGGAGGTAGTGAATTTCATTCATTAGATTTTGTAGAAGCTGCTCCAACATCTTCGGCAATAACTTATACAGTGTATTTTAAACCAACAACTACTGCTGGTGTGTTTTTTTGTGAAGGAGCTAAGAATATAGCAACAATGGTTTTAACGGAGATTTCATCATGAGTATTTTTGATGCAATAAAAGAATTAGGAATAACTAATTTAATAATTAGAGGAACACCAACTACTGAAGAGGAATTTAATGCTATGTGTACTAAAGCGGTTGGAACAAGCTCTGAAAATATTGTTATAGAATCTTCAGACCCAAAAGACTTTGGTGTTACTTGGAAACAAATACAAGATAAAATAGGAGGATAGCATGGCATTAAGTAAAATATTTATAGACTGGCAAGCCAGCGTTGTAACTAGTGCAACCTTAACTGCCTCTGCAGGGAAAGGATATTGGATTAACACAACTTCTAACGCTTGCCTTGTCACACTCCCATCTTCAGCTAGTCCTGGAGATTCAATTTCAATAGTCGATTACGCAGGAACTTTTGCCACTAATAAAGTTATATTAACTTCTAGTTTAAAAATAGAAGGCGGAACTGGCAATAAAGATGTAACAACAAACAGAGAAGGTGTAGCTATAACTTACGCAGATGTTACCCAAGGTTGGGTTGCAACAGCTGGAGTAAACTCGGGTACTCAAGCAATAGATCCAGCTACAACTACAATAGACTTTTTAGTCATAGCGGGTGGTGCTAGTGGTGGTACTTATGATGCTTCAGTTGGTTATTCTCCTGGCAATAGTGGTTCAAATTCTTCTATTTCTGGATCAACTCTAACAACTATAACCTCGGCTGGTGGCGGTAGAGGTGGTTCATATAGTAATCAAAGTTCAGCAGCAGGTGGATCAGGTGGAGGCGGTGGTTCACCTAGTGGTGCTGGGGCAGCAGGTAACACCCCAAGTACATCTCCAAGCCAAGGTAATGCTGGAGGAAATGGTGCAACGAGTGGTAACTACCATTCTGGAGGAGGAGGCGGTGGTGCTGGAGCAGTG